GCAAGCTTGTTGTCAAGGATTTCTAACAGTCTTTGTTTTGAAGTAATGTCAGGTTTCAACCAGCAAAACGTTTTTTTGTTTGATTTATCTTTGTATTTTTGTATTAGTTTTTTGTTTTCTTCACTTATTTTCAAGCTAGGGCTTATTTCACCTGTGCCGAAACTAAAATTGAATCCAGGATTAGAGTTCTTGAAATGATATCCTTCAGCTCTCAAGTCAATTATGTAATTGTCAGGAATTGTTGTGGAATTATCTTCAAAGTAATGTTTGATACAAAATGCAAGTAGGTATTTTCCAATTCCTTTTAGTTTTGGATTTGGTGGTAATTCCTTGCTTAAATAAAAATATAACACACTTCCGGTATGTGGTCCAAATTCAATTTCTATATTTGAATAATGATCACGTAATAATACTCTGTATAAATAAATTCCATTTCTTTCTCGAATTTCAAGTGTAAAAACCACTTGTTGGTTGTCTTTAGAAATTATATAAGTTCCAGGTGTTTCTGTTTCTTTGATGGTGATGGACATTAAATTTTAATTCGGCTATTAATCTAATCTAAAATATTTATAGGATGAATGACGAAATATGGTATTATACATATCGCGCGACACCAATAACTTCTATTTATCAAGCCGAGGATATTTTTAATAGCAGTAGTACCACGATATTTAAGTCTACTCCAAATGATACTATCATCGTAACATTAAATGGTACAGTTTACAATTTTGTACCTGTTATATCACAATCATACACAGTATTAATAACCGCAAAAATAATTGCAATTACAAACGGAACTTTACAACTGACAATTTCGTCAACGAGTTCAAATAGCATTGTAGTTTACTTAATGCAAAATACAACCGCTGTGTCCATGAATACACTTACTTTTAATCACAGTATTTGCACGATTTCATTCGCATTTGCAAGCAATACTGAATATACAGTTGTTATAACACAGTCTAATACAACCACGACAAATACAGTCTTTATTCAATCAGAATATACAGGGAGTCGAGTTCCTAGACACAATCCGTATATAGGAAATGCTAGCGACAGTGCTAACGGGAACAGTGGTAGCGGGAGCAGCGGAGTATCCGTTGGTTTAGGATCATCGTTAGTTTCTGTAGGGGATTATAAAACATCTGCTAGAACCGCTGATTTTGACGGTTGGTTGTTATGCGATGGTCGCGCTGTTTTTCGAGACGCTTATCCTGCTTTGTATGCCGTTATTCAAGGTTCATTTGGAAACGGAGATGGCGTCACGACTTTCAATCTTCCAGATGGACGTGGAAGAGTTTCAGGGTTTGTCGGACAAGGTACTAGTTTGTCTTTACGTAATTTGGGAAATTCAGTTGGGGAAGAAAATCACGTTTTAAGTTCTGGGGAAATTCCAGCACATTCACACACTGGTACTACTTCAACAGTTGCCGCACATACACATACGTATCAAGATGCATATTTTTCTGAATTTGGAGGTAATAAACCAAATGGATCTGTTTATGGCACCAGTGCAAATACTGATGGCGACAATGGATTTTATTATCGCGCAGCGAATGGATCATATTCTACAACTCCTCAAGATCTAGCATCCGGAGCAGCTGGAGGTCATTCTCATACATTTACAACTGGGAATACAGGCGGCAACAATTCACACAATAATATGCAACCAACGTTATTCGTCGGAAACTTGTTTATTTGTGCTGAAATTTAGCCCTCGAGACTGACACAAAATCTCGAAAGAATCTTTTACATTGTCGTCAAATAATGAGTCAATCGCATCATTATTTAATGTGATGTCTTTAAACGCCTGATGATAATCTGTCAAACATAGCCCTTTTGATTGAGTGGTGTAGTCATCTAATTTAGTTGGCAGCGATGTTGTGGACATCTGTTGATTGACTTTAGTTTCAAAAAAAGATTTAGGTTCTTTATACTCGACGATGTCCTGCTTTCCAAAATGCTGGACAGTTTCCACAGTTGAATTGATATCGCTTCCATATCCATGTTCTATAGAAGACGGAAAAAGACTATCTGCTTTATCAATTAGAAACTGCTTAATTATTACTTTTTTTCTTTCTTCAGAAGGAATTATTTCATTATTAGCTAAATATTCTTTGTAAAGTTCACGTAAAATAATATTATAATAAAATTTATCACTTGCATTTTCTTTCTGAAAAGTTTCGAAAGTAAAGTCAACTAATTCCGCTATTAATTCATCTGACGTAACTGTCTGTAGTTCTGAAGCTTTAACTTCGACATTTAGCATCGGCTCTTCAAAATCGGTTATTTGTAAGTCATTTACTTTATTTAATTCTAATTGTTCTTTGACGTACTCGTAACTATTTTTTAGGATGTCCATATCTTTTGGGTCGCCTCCTTTGTCAGGATGCATTATTAAAGCAAGTCGACAATACGCTTTACGCAATTCAGCAAGACTCGAATGTATTGTTACTCCTAATAACTCATATGGGTTTAGTGCTGACATATGTAGTACACGTGTGTAATTTGTATTAAAAAATGACTTCTTCTTAAATTGAAGTTTACTTTAAACTTACTAGTAAGTTTAAACTTACTTAAAGTTAATTAATATTAACTAAGTAAGGTACCTATGTTGCTTGAAGGCGAATATGGGTACATTAATTTAATGCAGAATATTTTGGAGAATGGGGAAGAACGCGAAGGTAGAAACGGAAATACACTAAGTATTTTTGGGGAGAAACTAATTTTTCGTCTAAAAGAAGGATTTCCGCTGTTAACTACAAAACGAGTATTTTGGAGGGGAATTGTTGAAGAACTGTTGTGGTTTTTAAGAGGAAGTACAGACGTTACAGAACTTCAAAAAAAGAATGTAAATATTTGGAACAGCAATTCTTCAAGAGAGTTTTTAGATTCTGTTGGACTAGTAAATGTTCCTGAATGGAATATTGGGAAAGCTTACGGATGGCAATGGAGAAACGCATCAGGTACTGAACCAGGAAATGGTGTTGATCAGCTTAAATACATTATTGAACAATTGAAGTTTAATCCACATGGAAGACGAGCTTTATTGTCTGCGTGGAATCCTGCACAATTAAATGAAATGGCGCTGCCGCCTTGTCATTTTGCATACAATTTTTACATAGGCAAAAATGGATTGTCTTGTCAAATGATTATGCGATCTTGCGACGTAGGTGCAGGATTACCATTCAATATTGCAAGTACATCTCTGTTCACCTGTATTCTTGCACACGCTTTAAATATCGAGACAGACACTGTTCACATTATTACAGGCGATACCCATCTTTACGCCGAACATATTGACTCCGCGAAAATTCAAATTACCCGCCAGCCACGAAAATTACCTTCACTACAAATAAAGAGTAATCCATCAACCGACAGCCCAGTCGATATATTAAAATGGATAGAATCCCTTAAATTTGAGGATTTTGAGATCTGTGACTATAATCCTCATCCAACTTTATCATTTCCAATGATTACTTAACATTTTTTTTGAAAGTGCAAAATATTAATTTTGTTTTGTACTGTTAGAAATGCCTACCAATAGCATTACGTTCACTCGATTACGGCAAATTAGTGACACGATTCAGTTTTTCAACGCGTCAGGTACAAATTCAATGACTATATCCCCAAATTTGGGTGTAGGTATTGGTTCTGTATCGTCTACCGTTAATCCACCACCGATTGGAGGTCTCTTAGTAGATGGTAATGTCGGTATCGGTTCGACACAACCAATTGCTAAATTAGATGTATTAGGAAATGTCAATGTAAACGGAAATGTCGGAATTGGCTCTACACAACCTGTTGCTAAATTAGATGTTTTAGGAAATATGAATATTTCTGGAAATTTAACTGCATACAATGCTACATTATCTAATGTGAACATTATTGGTACTTCAGCGCTTCTCAATACATATACTCATGAAACCAGTAATATGGTAATTACAAATACTGGTTTTGGTCCTGCATTATATGTTTCTCAAGCGGGAAATAGTACAGTTGCCGATTTTATTAATGGTAGTAACGCAATTCCATCTTTCAGAGTTGCAGGTACAGGATACATTGGTATCGGTACTACAAATCCAACTCAACAATTAGATGTTTTTGGTACTGGTATAGCGCTTTCTGGTAGCTTATTTGCTGACTCCAATAAGAACATAACTGCAAATAATGCTGTGTTAACTGGCAATTTGAGTGCAGCAAATATTTCATTGTCCAACTTTTCTGTTACTGGTTCTATTTCCGCACCTGGTTCAACTGCTTCTATGAGCAATATTACCGCACAATACGCTACACTGTCTAATGTTACCTTAAACGGGGCTGTAATTGGTACCGGAACAACTGCAACTCTTTCAAATGTTGTTTCTCCACTTGCTACACTTTCCAATGTGACCTTAAATGGAAACTTAACTGGTTCCAGTACATCTGCAACTCTTTCTAATGTAACATTAAATGGTTCATTGACTGGTACAAGCACAGCTGCAACTCTTTCTAATGTAACCTTAAATGGTTCATTGACTGGTGCAAGCACAACTGCTACCTTGAGTAATGTGGTTTCCCCACTTGCAACTCTTTCCAATGTGACCTTGAACGGTTCATTGACTGGTACTAGCACAACTGCTACCTTGAGTAATGTTGTTTCCCCACTTGCTACTCTTTCAAATGTAACTGTAAACGGTTCATTGACTGGTACTAGCACAACTGCTACTCTTTCCAATGTGGTTTCTGCTTTAGCTACTCTTTCCAATGTAACATTAAATGGTTCATTGACTGGCACCAGCACAACTGCAACATTATCAAATGTGGTTTCTCCACTTGCTACACTATCCAATGTTATCTTAAACGGAAATTTAACCGGTTCATCTACTACTGCAGTATTTGCTAGTATAGTTGCACCAGATTCTATATTATCTAATGTAACTCTAAATACAAATGCATATGTAAGTGGAAATACTGCAACTGTTACTCTTTCCAATGTGACCTTAAATGGTGCTTTCACTGGCACTTCCACAACTGCTACACTTTCAAATGTTGTTTCTCCTCTTGCAACGCTGTCTAATGTTACCTTAAACGGAACTGTAACTGGTGCAAATACCTCTGCTACTCTTTCAAATGTGACCCTAAATGGTGCTTTAACTGGCACTTCCACAACTGCAACACTTTCCAATGTGGTGTCCCCACTTGCAACTCTTTCAAATGTGACCCTAAACGGATCATTAACTGGTTCCAGCACAACAGCTACATTGTCTAATGTTTCCTTAAACGGCGCTTTAACTGGTACCAGCACAACTGCAACACTTTCCAATGTGGTATCCCCACTTGCTACTCTTTCAAATGTGACTTTAAATGGCTCTTTAACTGGTACCAGCACAACTGCTACACTTTCCAATGTGGTTTCCCCACTTGCTACTCTTTCAAATGTGACCTTAAATGGTGTAGTGACTGGTGTTAATACAACTGCTACACTTTCAAATGTTGTTTCCCCACTTGCAACTCTTTCCAATGTGACCTTAAATGGTGTAGTGACTGGTGTTAATACATCTGCTACACTTTCTAATGTTACCTTAAATGGCGCTTTAACTGGTACCAGCACAACAGCAACATTGTCTAATGTAGTTTCCCCACTTGCAACTCTTTCAAATGTGACTTTAAATGGTGTAGTGACTGGTGTTAATACAACTGCTACACTTTCAAATGTGGTGTCCCCACTTGCTACTCTTTCCAATGTGACCTTAAATGGTGTAGTGACTGGTGTTAATACAACTGCTACTCTTTCCAATGTGGTGTCCCCACTTGCAACTCTTTCCAATGTGACCTTGAACGGATCTGTAACAGGTGTGAATTCATCTGCTACACTTTCTAACGTGACACTAAATGGCTCTTTAACTGGCACTAATACAACTGCTACACTTTCCAATGTGGTTTCTCCACTTGCTACATTGTCCAATGTAATCTTGACTGGTTCTTTGAATGGTGGTAATACAGTGTCTACATTATCTAATCTTACATTACTCGGCAATCTTACTGCTTCTAATGTGCAAGTTTTAGGCAGTGTTGTAACTATTAATGCTTTCACAACCGAAACCAGTAATTTCTCTGTAAGCAATGTAAATGCAGGAGCTAGTGTAGGAACAGCTTTAACAGTATCACAAAAAGGTACCGGATTATCAACATCTGTTGCAGATTTCTATGACATCAATGTAAGTTCAGTAATACCATCACTGCGAGTTGCAAATGGTGGAAATATTGGTATTAATACAACTGCACCTTCACAAAAACTAGATATCAACGGAGGCGTAAATGTAAGTGGAAGTATCAATATCGGTGGCACAACTGTCTTAGACAGCTCTAAAAATATTTTGAATATTGGAAATGTATCTTTGAATGGTAATTTAACTGGTACCAGCACAACTGCTACACTTTCCAATGTGGTTTCTCCACTTGCTACTCTTTCCAATGTCACCTTAAATGGATCTGTAACTGGTGTGAATACAACTGCTACACTTTCCAATGTGGTTTCCCCTCTTGCAACTCTTTCCAATGTCACCTTAAATGGATCTGTAACTGGTGTGAATACAACTGTCACTTTGTCTAATGTGGTTTCTCCACTTGCTACTCTTTCCAATGTGACCCTAAATGGCGCTTTAACTGGTACTTCCACAACTGCTACACTTTCCAATGTAGTTTCTGCTCTTGCTACACTTTCTAACGTCACCTTAAATGGATCTGTAACAGGTGCAAGTGCAACTGCTACATTGTCTAACGTGACCCTAAATGGCGCTTTAACTGGTACTTCCACAACTGCTACACTTTCCAATGTGATTTCTCCACTTGCAACTCTTTCCAATGTCACCTTAAACGGATCTATAACTGGTGTAAATACAACTGCTACTTTGTCTAATGTGGTTTCTCCACTTGCAACTCTATCTAACGTCACCTTAAATGGTGTAGTGACTGGTGCAAGTGCAACTGCTACATTGTCTAACGTGACCCTAAATGGTGCTTTAACTGGTACTTCCACAACTGCTACACTTTCTAATGTGGTTTCTCCACTTGCTACATTATCTAACGTCACCTTAAACGGATCTGTAACTGGTGTAAATACAACTGCTACACTTTCTAATTTGGTTTCTCCACTTGCTACACTTTCTAATGTGACATTAAATGGATCTGTAACAGGTGCAAGTGCAACTGCTACATTGTCTAACGTGACCCTAAATGGTGCTTTAACTGGTACTTCCACAACTGCTACACTTTCCAATGTGGTGTCCCCTCTTGCTACATTATCTAACGTCACTTTAAACGGATCTGTAACTGGTGTGAATACAACTGCTACACTTTCCAATGTGATTTCTCCATTAGCAACACTTTCCAATGTCACCTTAAACGGTGTAGTGACAGGTGCAAGTGCAACTGCTACATTGTCTAATGTGACCTTAAATGGTGCTTTAAATGGTGCAAATGCAACTGCTACTTTGAGTAATCTCATTATTACTGGTACTTTAACTAGCCCATCCACAAATGGTAGTTATACTGATATAGTATCTTCTTCACTTGCTACTTTGTCTAATGTTACCTTAAACGGATCTTTAACAGGTGTAAACTCAACTGCAACTTTGAGTAATGTAGTTTCTCAATATGCTACATTGTCCAATGTAACCTTAAACGGTGCAGTGACTGGTGCAAATACAACTGCAACTTTAAGTAATCTCATTATTACTGGTACTTTAACTAGCCCATCCACAAATGGTAATTTTACTAATATTGTGTCTTCGTCACTTGCTACTTTGTCTAATGTTACCTTAAACGGATCTTTAACAGGTGTAAACTCAACTGCTACCTTGAGTAATGTGGTGTCTCAACTTGCTACACTGTCCAATATTACCTTAACAGGTGGTTTGTCTGGTGTAAGCTCAACTGCTACTTTAAGTAATATTAGCTTAAATGGATCTGTGAGTGGTGTAAATGCAACTGCGTCATTATCCAATATTACTGTTTCTTCACTTGCTACTTTGTCTAATGTGACCTTGAATGGATCTTTAACTGGTACCAGCACAACTGCGACCTTGAGTAATGTGGTTTCTCCACTTGCTACTCTTTCAAATGTCACCTTAAATGGATCTTTAACTGGTTCCAGCACAACAGCTACCTTGAGTAATGTGGTTTCTCCACTTGCTACTCTTTCAAATGTCACCTTAAATGGTGTTGTAACTGGTGTTAATACAACTGCATCGTTATCCAATATTACTGTTTCTTCACTTGCTACTTTAAGTAATGTGACCTTAAATGGATCTTTAACTGGTTCCAGCACAACTGCTACACTTTCCAATATTGTGTCTCCACTTGCTACTCTTTCCAACGTAACATTCGCATCAGGTGGATCTTTAAATTGCGCAAGTGCAACTGCTACATTTTCTAACGTAACCTTAAATAGTTCTGTAACCGGTGTAAATACAACTGCTACTTTGTCTAATGTAACCTTAAACGGTGCTTTAACTGGTACCAACACAACTGCTTCTTTGAGTAATTTAACAGTTTATCAATCAGCAACATTGAATACCGTAACATTAAATGGTAGTTTGTCTGGCGTAAGTGCAAACGGTACACTTTCCAATTTAACATTAAATGGATCCGTAAGTGGTGTGAATACAACTGCTACACTTTCCAATGTGGTTTCCACTCTTGCTACACATTCTACCATAACTTTAAATGGTAGTTTAACAGGTACAAGTGCAACTGCTTCGTTGTCTAATATTACTATTTCTGCACTTTCTACATTGGGAAATGTCACCTTGAATGGGTCTATTACAGGCACAGGATCAACTGCAAGTTTGAGTAATGTAACCTTATCTGGTAGTTTATCTGGTGCAAATGCAACTGCTTCATTGTCCAATATTACTATTTCAACACTTGCAAGTTTGAGTAATGTGACATTAAACGGATCTGTAACAGGTGTAAATACAACTGCTACATTATCTAATATCGTTTCTCCACTAGCTACTCTAAGCAATATTACAGTAAATGGCAATTTGAATGGTGCAAATGCAATCTCCACATTGTCCAATCTTACACTACTTGGAAATCTTACCGCTTCTAACGTGCAAGTTTTAGGCAGTGTTGTAACAATTAACGCTGTGACAACTGAAACCAGTAATTTCTCTATTAGCAATGTCAGTGCAGCAGGAGCTAGTGTAGGAACAGCTTTAACAGTATCACAAAAAGGTACAGGGTTATCAACATCCATAGCAGATTTCTATGACATTTTGGTAAGCACAACTACACCAGCATTAAGAGTGGCAAATGGTGGAAATATTGGTATTAATACAGCAACACCAACACAAAAACTAGACATCAATGGAGGTGTAAATGTAGGCGGAAGCGTAAATATAAGCGGTACAACTGTTATTGACAGCTCTAGAAACTTAAGCAACATAGCAAGTTTAACTTCTACCGGTAACTTGACAACTTCAGGTCTTGTAAGCGCAACTGGAAACGTCACTGGTGGTAACTTGACAACTGGAGGACTTGTAAGTGCAACTGGTAATGTCACTGGTGGTAACTTGACAACTTCAGGTCTTGTAAGCGCAACTGGAAACGTCACTGGTGGAAACTTGACAACTGGTGGACTTGTAAGCGCAACTGGAAACGTCACTGGTGGTAACTTGACAACTGGAGGTGTTGTAAGTGCAACTGGAAATGTAACTGGCGGCAATATAGTAACATCTGGAAATCATTATGTTGGATCCACAATTGTTATTGACAGCTCAAGAAACTTAAGCAACGTAGCAAGTTTAACTTCTACTGGAAATGTCACTGGTGGAAACTTGACAACTGGTGGACTTGTAAGCGCAACTGGAAACGTTTCAGGTGCTAACGTAGTGGCTTCTTCTGGACTTTATGGTACAATTCAAACTGCTGCACAAACCAATATTACTTCCATTGGAACACTTTCTGCACTCACTGCAACTGGAAACGTCACTGGTGGAAACTTGACAACTGGTGGACTTGTAAGCGCAACTGGAAACGTCACTGGTGGTAA